CTATGAAGCCGTGTTTGAGATGAGAATGCCCTCGACGCCGATACTGACAGAAGACGTGCCAGACGCAGGATTGCCAGAAATTTGCCATTGAATATCAGTTTTTGGCGTGTACGCGCGAGGGGCTACACGAACGGTTTGGTATGTATTAGCAAAAGGGGCTTGAAGCAAAATTTGTATTAACCCCGTAGAAGACTGTGTATAAACACGATAGTTAGAATAATTATTAGACGTATTACCAACTAAGTCTGTATATGCTGTTGAACGCGTAAGATAAAAAGTATATCCATTTGGAACAGTATAAATTGCCATTTGACTTTTGCCGTACCCAACAGCAATTTCAGCGTATTGAATTGTTTTACCAGCGTTGCCAATATTAAGTGTGCCAACAGCATTTACGCTGCCGGTAATTTGTATACCGTTAATTCTCAAATAACTATTAACGGTTGTAACGCCCGTTGTTCCATTTGTTAAAACAAGCGTTTCAGAAATTTGATTATAACTTGCATCTAACCCGCTGATCAATACAGACACATTTGTGTCTGAACCTGATGAACTCCACAACAACATTGTGGTTGCTGAAACAGGATATGTATACGCAGTTGTATTTTCCCAAATTGGATAATAAGTCGCGCCGCTTGAATTGGGCAACGCTAATTGATACCCGTAAATATTTACGACAGATGCGCCTGTTACAAGGCCGCGAGCGACTTGCATGTATGATGGCAAAGCCAACGAACTTTCGTTCGAGTATACAGGAGGGTATGAGGTAATAGTCATTACTGAGCACTCCCCGATACCTTAATTGTGATTGTGGTAGCTGACGCCAATGCCTGCACCGTCGACCCTGCAGCCAATGATTGCTGGCCAGTCCATTGCACGGTCGTATTGCCTGCTATTGGCGCCGTTGCAAACAAGGCATTACTAGCACTGGCCGTGCCCCCAGACGGCACAAGGTAAATGGTAAACGTACCCGCAGTTGCGCTTGTGTTGCAGATTTCAATGTCTGTCAGAAGAAACTGCCCTGTTGATGGCACAGTGTACAATGTTGATACTGATGTGGTTGAGGCAGTGGGTGACACAGGTGTGCCACGCATCAAATTATAAACATACTTCAGGGATTGGCTGAGGCTGTTAATAGCCACAACGCCATTCTTTTGGGTCGTTAAGATGTCGTCTAAACTAGCCATTAGAATTTGCCATCCTGTGCAACGCGGAACCTTATATTGCCAAGCCGCCAAAAAGTTTCCGCACCATCTGTAGAATTGATTGTAAACGAAAACAGACGACCGCGCACCCTGCAAGATATATAACCCCCTTGCGTATCAGTCATGGGGTATGTCGTGGAGCTTGTCGGCGTATCTGTGGGGTAATTTGCAGTGTTTAACGTAACATAAACAGTCGCATTTTGAGTGCCATTATACGGACCCCACTTCATGTCAGGCCAAATCTGGTCAACAAAGGCCAGTTTGTCAGCATCTTGAAGAGAGAAATAACCAGTCGTAAATGATGAATTAAGCGGTTGCCCTGCTGCGCTATATCCCACTTCATGCTGATAAATGTATTTGTCCGTGCCGGCACCGATTGGCGTGCCAAGAACAGACTGGTCAATCCACGCCGTTCTAGCCAATAGCCCATAATCCCATACGCCCAATGCAACATTGTATTTTACATAGGAGTCGACTTCGGTGCTGTTTGCTGAAGGGTAAAACCACCACATTTCATTGAATGAAGTGTTTGGGCCGCAGCGGATTTTGTTAACATAATTACGGTTGATGTTTTGAAATATAACATCCCAAACAGTGCAAACGATAGGGTCAGCACCAGAGCCGCTTGTTTTAAAAAACCCGTTCTGACTCATCCAATAGACTTCATTGCCCAAACGGCCAGCAGCTTTTTCGCCGATCAAGCCGCAGTTTGTTGACACTTGGTTGAAGCTATAAACGTTTGGATAGCCGACATATTGCATTGTCCACATGTCAAGGTCAGTCCAGAAGATGCCCTGCTGGTTGGCCTGCATGCCGCTGACAATGCGGCTTCCTGTCGTCAATCGGTATGAACCAGCCTGGTTACTAACAGAAGCCGACCACACGTTATAGTTTTCAACGTCGCACCAACGAATAAGCAACGGGTCAGAAAGGCCGGTGAAGGTTGAACCCCAAGCGACCAATTGGCGTTGAGGCATAGCTACAAACACGCCCTGATTTTGAACAGGCGCATTGGCTATGTAATTGGCATTTTGAATGACCGAGTTGGGTTGCCAAGCGTAAATAGGGCCACCGACGGGATTCGCAATCAGGGTGTCGCCCCAGTTATCTAAAAACCAATCAGTGGCTGTAATAGATGACCCTGCGGTTAACGGCCCAATAGCAGAACCGCTATAGGGACCAGAGCTATAGGCACCTGCGCTATAACCAGTGGCAGGGCTTGGGGGCGGCACGCCATAATAATAAATGACATTGATTTGATCGCTATTGATGAACGCAGAGCCGGATGAAGAGGGCGTATTAGATGCAATAAACTGAAACGTATTGGTGTCTGACACAGTTTGAATCGTGTACACACCCGTTAGTGTGATGCCGCCAATCGTCAGGGCAACTGAAGATGGAATGTAGAATTGGCTACCCGCGACATACCCATGATTTGGAAAGTATGCGGTGACAGTAGGCGAACCAGTAGACACAGCCAAATATGGTGTTTGCGCCACAAAGGTAGCCGTGTGGACTCCTGATTGTGTACCCGATGTGTTAATAATCGTACTGGTTGGTGTTGCTGATACGTTAAACGTAGTCCCGCCACCTGCAAGGTTAGTTATGTTGCGAACAAAATATGTTGTGCCAGCCGTCAACCCAGTTGGTAACGCGCCTGTTGTTGTAAATACTACAGTGGTATCGGTTGGGGGCGCATATGTGACTGTAACTACTGCTGGGCTAGCAATTGTGATCGTTGCTGTTGACGAGTTTGTATAGGTTGCCGCCGACCCCGCCACAAATTGATAATTGTTGGCATCGGTCACCTGTGTAACGGTATAAGGTCCGTTGAGCACAATACCGCCGACATACACAGGAACAGTAAAATACACATTGCTGTAGATGTTCATGTTGCTTCCGGTATTGTTTACCGAGATGGTTGTGCTGGCAGATGTTGTGGTTATGCCGCCAGAAAAACTTGATGTCTGGGTGCGAGGCGATATGTCGCGGGATGTTGAGCCGGAAATAACATAAAGGTTAGATTCTGCCCCCACGCCAAGGTATGTTTGAGCGTTGGTGTCTTCCCACGCCTTCAAGGCACGCACAGTAGATGCAGATTGAAATGGCAATGACTGCGGGTATTTTACCCAGCCGCCAAGTTTCTGCGGGACGGCACTATTACCGTCTGGCAGAAAACGTATCAAATTGCATGATGAAATTGCGGCCTCATTCAATGTCGGTGTTTTTGTTGTATCAACACCAGGCAGCAATTTTAAGGACATGTGGGGCATAGTTAACCCCTAGTCGGTGTAGCAACGACAGCAGGCGAATAAGGCGCCCAACCAGTCGACTGAAACTTTTTGCGTGCTTCTTCAACGCCTGCGCCCATCATCAACCCTTTGTATTGGGTTTCATAGCTTTGCGCCATCTGTGGGTCATCGGCTTCTTTGCCAAAATTGCGCTGGTATGCACTGATGTAGACCATGCTTGCCATAATGAACAAGTCGGGCAAGTAGGTGCTAATAAAAGTCTGCTGGTTAGTGGATGACAGGCTTTGAGGCCGAGCCGTGCCCGTCACCGTTACATTGTAATTTTGATCTGGGTATGGACCAAAGATCAGGTTTTGACTTGTTAAACCCGTTGTAGCTTGGTCACCGCCATACACAGCAAAAACAATCGGCAGGCCAAGGTTTGCCGTATTGTTATAGATATTTTGAATGTACTCTTTTGACGTTGGCAAAATGGTATTATTGAACGTGCCGCTTGTTACGCTGACCGTCTGGATCGTAATAAAGTCACCAGTTGGTATGGTCAGTTGGTTTGAGCCTGCCGTCATTGTGTAAGTGTTGGCATACTGCGTAGACAAAAAATCCAAATCACGGCATATGCGGTTTTCCGCATATGTGATCATCATAGGCAAAATAGACTGGAAATTAGTATCAGAAGTGGGCACAACCGCCATAGTGGCGATTTGATTGACGTAGGTAGTGTATGTTAAACCTGTCGTCATGGTGCTGCACTCTTGTTAGGTATTTCCTACTATATCACGCAAACTTGGCGTATGCATCTGCCAATTTTGTGTCATACTTGTTTACAGCGTATTGCGGACCATTGTAACCCTTGGCAAACCCAGCCCAATCCTTGCGCTCAAGTTCATCTAGCAAACCTGCAGACTTAATGAAATTAGCCATTTGCTGAAGCTGGTTTACTTCAGACTCCATAGCTTGTTCCACCATATTTTGAGCGGATGAACAGCCAGCCAATTTGAAATTATTGCCCATAATTTGACCCAAACCCCATGACACAGAACGCAAAGCTGCGTCCAGATCAAGATCAGCAGCGGCAGTAATTTCTGCATAAACAGCATCAGAGCCTTTTGGATAAGGCTTTTCGCCCCACTTAGGGTAAGCAAGGCCAGCATCAACAGCTTGTTGTAAAACATCGGGTTTATCCTTCAGCATTTTGTAAAAGTAATGACGTTCAAACAACGCTTTTGGCCTGCCCGACTTATCAAAGCCAAAGCCGCCTGTTTCAACGGATAGTACGGCTCTGAGGGCCGCTGGTTCAATGCCAAGGGATTCGGCAGTCTTGTCGATATCGCCTACTTGCATGGGGGTTGCAGTGCCTACAAAATTCATTTTTTCTCTCCCACAAGTGGATTGCTACTGCCAAACCAAAATGACAGCACAAGCATCAAAGCGCCATCAAGCGTACCAAGAACGCGCGCAATGAGTTCGCGCATGCTAGCTTCAATCACATGCGTGAACAGAAAATACTGAATAATTGCCCAGCAAACGACAATCACATAGGACATAATTGATGGCGTAAACGAATGCGTATCAATTGCCATATTACGAGCGGAAGCACGGTCGTTTGCCGCAATTTTAACCAGATCAATGTCCAGCGACTTCATCTGCACTTTGAAGTCGGCGTCCACTTTCCTGATGGCGGCAATTTGATCTGGGGTTGCAGTTGCCAACGCATTTCTAATGTCGTCTTCAGTCCCGTCACCATGACCCAGTAAAGCCGTGGACAGTGCTTTGACGGCCATACCGGCCACTGGTCCGCCAATGGCCGTTGCGATGGTTGGTGCGACATTTTCAATTAACTTTCCAAAGATACCAAGATCCATTACTTATCCCCCAATTTAGCTTCAAGTAGGCGGATGCGAACCTTCATGTCGTTAATGTCCTTGTAAATTTCGTCCCGTAACCTATAGCGGGCTTCTGCGCTTATTGGGCTATCTGTTGGAATGCCTTGCGGCGTGATCAATAAAGGCATCTTCCCTTTGATGTCTTGCACATCC